CTCGCGCCGACAAGGCCCGTCTGCTCAAGCCCACATGGGACGGCCGCACCGAACGTGCCGCGGTCGAGGTGGCTGCGGACAGGATGCGTGACGCCCGCCGCGGCTGGCCCTCGTCCGGTGGCGGACCCGGCCAGAAAGGCGGCGTCAGCGACCCGACATCGGTGCGCGCAACCGAACGCGACCTCGGCGGGAACGAGCTCGCACGCCTGGCCCGGTCGATCATCACCGGAGACGGGAACACCGCGGTGAAGATCCTCAACGCCTGGACGCCACGTGCCGCATCAGCGAAGGCGATCCGGGAGACACGGTTCGCCAACGACATCGGCTGCGACCACTGCCGCGCCCTCGGTCTACCCGTGGAGCTGGCACGCTCCCCGACGCGCACCACCGTCGGTGGCAGATTGCCCGTCGCGTTGCGGTTGTGCACGACGCACTACAACCACGCCCGCAACCACGGCCGTCTGCCGACCCGCGCGGAGCACGAGCAAGGCCAACGACACGCACCCCGACGGCGCATCGACCCGAAGCTGCTCATCACCGCCGAGAAGGTCCGATGAGCGCCGCAGACGATGACCTCGAAGCCGCGCTGCTCGCCGCGGCCCGCGAGCACGATTGCATCGACGATGGGCACGTCATCACGTCGTGGATCATCGTCGGCACCACAGTCGGCCCACGGGTCGACTCATCGAGCTACTTCCGCATGTACTCCGGCGGCTCGATGGCGTCACACCTGTCGCTCGGTCTGCTCGACGTCGCCGCCACGATGGAACGCGACTGGCTCACGTCTCCCGCGTCGGATGGAGACGACGAGGACGACCCTTGAACTTGCAACGCGCCCGACAGCACACTCAACCGACTAACTCGCAGGTCAACCCGAGGGTCCTTGCAATCCGTCGCGAACTTCACTACGGTAATTACTGAGCTGGGATTGGTGGGTCCCGGCAAGCACGTAGCGTTGCCCGCACCGACTCCCGCCACGGTTGCCGCTTCGCTACCCGGAGACCCACCGTCGACCACGGCAGGGTCTCCGTTCGCGTCCGGGCTGCGAACACTGGGTGTGCTCCCGGCCCGGACGCAAACGACTGAGGCCCGCCGGATCACGGCCCGCACACCAATCGAATGGACCAGCGGAATGATCCGGCCGCCTCACCCCCGCCACACCTGCTGACCCCGTGAGGTGACCCGGTGGCCCACAAGATCGACCACCGGTCAGGCCGCCCCTGGCGACGCCTACGAGACCGCATCGTCCGCAGGGACGGCGGCATCTGCCACCTGTGTGGACAACCCGGAGCCGACACCGCAGACCACATCGTGCCCGTCAGCCTCGGTGGTGCGGAACGCGACCCGCGCAACCTACGCGCCGCACACCAATGGTGCAACAAGGTCCGAGGGAACCGACCCATCGAGCAGGCACGAGCAGCCATCGCCCAGCAGCTCACCCGAGCGGACAACGCAACAGTCGAGGACGACGCATGGGTGTGGTGAACACACAAAAGCATCGATGAGATGCGGGGACATTCCGAAGGTGGGGGATGACTCCCCTCCCCGCCCGTGCGGACGCTTCCCCCTCGGTTACGGCCAATCTCTAGAGCCCGCCGGGGGGACTTTCCGGAGACCAACAACTGAAGTGGCCGGGCGCTGTGTGACCAGCCCCGACCGCGGTCAACACCCTTGGAGGTGTCGGCGTGGCCGATTCTAAACCGTGCGGTACGTGGGCGGGCTACAAGCGCCATCTCAAGGTCGGTCAACCTCCGTGCGAAGCATGCCGCGAGGCGTCCCGCGAACGTTCGCGAGTGGCCTATCGCGAGTCGCATCCCGACGCCCGCCAGATTTATCGAATCGATTCGCGGACCGAGAGACGATCCGACTGTTCCGAGTGCCATGCTTCTCTCGGGAAGCCCAGTGGCGGACGTCCCCGTCAGACGTGCTCGGCGAAGTGCTCGAAGGCCAGAGCGGCTCGACTGGCGAGAGAACGTCGTGGCTACGCCCGCCGTCTTGACCGTGAATGCGCCAGGTGCGGGACGGCGTTCAGGGATTCGGAGAGCCGTGGCGTGTCTCGCCGCTTCTGTTCGGATGCATGCCGGTTCGGCAATTCGTCTGATCGGCGTCGAGCCCGGGAGTTGTCGGCGTTCGTCGCTGACGTGAACCGACACGACATCTTCGAGCGTGACCACTGGGTATGCCAGATATGTCGTCGACGGGTGAACCCTCGTGCGAAGGTGCCGGACCCTCGTGCTGCGACGTTGGATCACATCATCCCGCTGTCCGTAGGGGGAACGCATGAGCCGTCGAACTCCCAGCTCGCATGCTTCCGATGCAACTGCACCAAAGGTGCCCGGTCCGCAGACGACCAACTTCGACTCGCCGTCTGACTCGTCCGGGCCGGTCGAGCGGAAGGTACGGGCCGATATTGGCGCCTCGATCTCGGGACATCCGATGGGTGAGGCGCTATCGGAACTTGCTTTCACTCTGGCGCGGACGCTGGACGAAGGCGCCGGGATGGCAACTGCGGCCGTGTCGCGTGAGCTTCGGGCCGCGTTGGCGGACCTGACGCTGATGATCCCGGATGGAGACGATGACCTCGACGCTCAACTCTCCACGCCTAGCTTGCCCGCCACGGTTTGGGACCAAGAGGAACCCTGATCGGGCGACGCTTGGACCGGCGGTCGGCGAGGTGTCCAGACGTCTCGGCAAGCCGTTCATGCCGTGGCAGCAGTATGTGGCTGACGTGGCGCTCGAACTCGATCCGATCACGGGCATGCTCGTCTATGACGAGGTGGGTCTTACGGTCCCACGCCAGTCGGGCAAATCGACGTTCCTGCTGGCGAAGGCTGTCCACCGGGGTTCGGCCACGAGCTTCTTCGGAGCCCGTCAGCAACTGATCTACACGGCGCAGACCCGCAAGGATGCTCGTAAGAAGTTCGTCGAGGATTACATCGGCGATGTTCAGAACTCGGCGACGTTCTCGAACATCGGCGTGCATCTCGGCAATGGTGATGAGCATCTTCGGTTTCCGAATCGGTCCCGGTTCGGCATCGAGTCCACGACCGAGAAGTCTGGCCACGGTGGAACGCTCGACGAGGCGTACATCGATGAGGCGTTCGCGCAGATCGACAATCGGTTAGAGCAGGGTTTCGGCCCCGCGATGATCACACGCCGCAACACGCAGACGTGGGTCGTGTCGACCGCCGGCTGGTTGGATGCCTCACCGTTTCTTTCATCGAAGGTTGCGCTTGGCCGCGAGTCGGTAGAGGCGGGCATCGACGAGGGCGCCGCTTACTTCGAGTGGTCAGCGGGCGAAGACGAAGATCCGGCCGACCCGGCCACGTGGCGCGGCTGTATGCCAGCTCTTGGAATCACGATCACCGAGGCGGCGATTCGTCGCCGCTTCCAGTCGATGACCGGGGCGGGTGATCTGTCCGGGTTCCGTCGTGCATATCTGAACCAATGGGTTGCGCGTGACGATGTGAAGTTCGATCCGCCGGTCGATATGACTAGGTGGTCGACGCTTGCGGACCATGAAGGTTCCCCGCCGAGCCCGGTCGTGTTCGCGGTGACGATGTCCGCTGATCGCAAGTGGGGGACGATCAGCCTTGCGGGTCGACGGGCTGACGGTGGCGTTCACGTGCAGGTCGTGAAGTCCGCACCTCGAGGCGACTGGATTCCCGAGCGCATGGGTCAGCTCGTGAAGGATCACAAGCCGCTCGCGACGATGATCGACCCGGCAGGCCCGGAAGGGTCGCTGATCGGTGCTCTCACCGGTCAGGGTGTCGAGTTGACGACCGCCGTGCAGCGCGAGTTTGCCCAAGGGTGCGGACTGCTGTCTGACGGGATCGACGCCGGAACGGTGCATCATTCCGGTCAGGCCGTGTTGACCGTCGGGTTGAGCGGCGCGAAACGCAAGCCGTTGGGGGAAGCGTTCCTGTTCGTCGCAGCGGATTCGACGGCCGACATCTCGCCGGCCAAGGGCGTGGCTCTCGCCATGTTCGGCCTATCGAAGCAACCGAAGAAGCGTTCGAGGTCGGGGAAGGTGTGGTGATCACGTGCTGAACGAACACGACGCCACCAGCCTCGTCTCGAAGAAGCTTCTTCCGGAGCTGATGCGGGAACGTGAACGTCTCGACGTGATCGACAAGTGGTCACGGTGGGAACAGGACGACGCCCAGATCCCCCGCTCGGCGACCCCTGAGCTTCGTTCGTTGCTGCAGCTGGCCAAGACCCCGTGGCTGGGGCTCGTGGTGACCGCTACCGCGCAGTCCATGTTCGTGAACGGCTACCGCTCCCCCGAGCAGGAGGACGACCTGCCACCGTGGCGACTGTGGCAGGAGAACGACCTGGACGCCCGTCAGGTGCCGATCCACCGAGCGATGCTCACCTACGGCACCTCGTATGCGACGGTGCTCCCCGGCAAGCGGTTCGACGGTTCCCGCACGGCCGTGATGCGAGGCGTGTCGCCGCGGCAGATGCTCGCCTGGTACGAGAACCCGACCGAGGACGACTGGCCCGTCTACGCGGTCCAGACCCCGGTGGGCAAGGGTCCGGTTCGCCTGTTCGACGAGACGACCGTGTACACGTTCAACGCCGCCCCGGACGGCACGTTGACGTTGGCGTCACGAGCCGATCACGGCGCCGGTGTGTGCCCGGTGGTGCGCTACACGAACATGCTCGACCTCGACGGCCGTTCCCCCGGTGAAGTAGAGCCACACATCTCGCTGGCGAAGCGGATCGACAAGACGACCTATGACCGTCTGCTGGCGCAGCACTTCTCGTCATGGGTGGTTCGCACCATCGCCGGCATGGCGGCGCCGGATACCGAGGAGGAGGAGAACCGGGCGAAGCTGCAGCTACGCCAGGACGACCTTCTGATCGCCGAGGACTCGGACACGAAGTTCGGCAGCCTTCCCGCGACACCGCTCGACGGGTTCATCCGGGCCTACGAGACGGACATCAAGACGTTGGCAGCGGCCACCCAAACGCCCGTGTATGCCCTGATCGGTGACCTGATCAACGTGTCCGCAGACGGTCTCGCTGGAGCCCGGGCGTCAGCGGACGCGAAGACCGCAGAACGCAAGGCGACCGCCGGCAAGGCGCACGACCAGCTGCTCAAGCTCGGCTCGCACGTAGCTGGCGATTCGGCATCCGCGGCGGATCCGATGGCACACGTCACGTGGGCCGACACGTCGATTCGGTCGATGTCCTCGGCCGCGGATGCCCTCGGGAAGATCGCGACGATGCTCGGCGTGCCCGCCAAGGGCCTGTGGCCACTGATCCCGGGTGTGACCCGCACGATGATCGAGGAATGGGACGCGCTTTCGAAGGTCGGCGGGGGTGTCGACGACCTGTTGCACGAGCTGGGCGCCGGAAACACCTCACCTGCCGGCCAGGACGTCAAGACCCAAGCCGACGCGCTCGGTGTGCTGATCCGGGCCGGTGTCGACCCGCAAGACGCGGCGCGGCGTGTCGGGATGTCCGATGTGGCGTTCACGGGCGCGGTTCCGGTGTCGCTGCGCCTCCCCACGGGTGACGCTGGCGCGCTCGAGGCGAAGAACGGCCAGACCGCTTCCGCCTGATGCCCACGCTCACCGAGACACACCGGTTGGCGCAGGCGAAGCTCGCAGCGGACACGATCGAGCAGACGATCCGATTGTGGCCGCTGTTGGACCCCTCCGACCTCGACGGCACCTATCGACGCTGGTTGCAGGCGGTGACACCGGTGGTCGAGTCGCAACGGACCGCGTCGGCGAAGCTCGCCACCGACTACTACACGTCGCTGCGTTCAACGATGCTTCCCGGCGCGGCGGCGTTCGCACCGGTCATCACGACGGGTGACATCGAGACGCTTGTCGGAGCGTTGTTGTCGCAGGGTCCGTGGAAGATCAAGACGGCGATGACGAAGGGCCTGACGCTGGATCGGGCGACCGAGCTCGGAATGGTCGGCTCGGCCCGCTCGGCCTCACGGCATGCGCTTGACGGTGGAAGATCGTCGATCATCGCGTCGCAACGTCTCGATTCGGATGCGATCGGGTTCGCTCGGGTCGGGTCGGGTCGTCCGTGCGGTTTCTGCGCCATGCTCATCTCCCGCGGCCCCGTGTACCCGTCGCGCAGCTCGGCGTTGTTCGCGAAAGACGGTGGCCGGTTCCACGACAACTGCCACTGCGCAGTCGAGCCGGTGTTCACCGATGGCGAGTGGCAGGGTCGCGACCAGTACGAGCACTTCTCGCAGGTGTGGGACGAAGCAACGCGAGGTCTTGACGGTCAAGAGGCGGTGACGGCGTTCCGTCGCAGCATCGACGGCACGGCGTCACCTGGTCGGACCGTGGCTCGCGAAGCCCGCAAAGCCGAGACACCCGACCCGCTGACGTCCTCCCAGATCGCCGACAAGGCCACCACGCACGATGCGTGGGCTCGTTCGGCTGGCTGGGACACACAGATCGACGGTCGGCGCATAACGGGCACGAAGCCCGACGGCGCGCGAATCGTTTGGGAGTTGAGCGACAACGGCGCCTGGCGCGTCGTCGAACGCCCCTCCTGACCCAACAGGTCACCTCGGCGCGAGGCCGGGGGAGTGACACAAGGAGGCCGCGATGGCCGACGCAGCAGAGCAGGACGAGTCCGCGAAGGACCCGGAGCCGAAGCCCGACCTGGGTGACGGTGGCAAGAAGGCGCTCGACGCCGAACGCAAGGCCCGGCGCGACGCCGAGAAGAAGAACACCGAACTCGAAACCCGCCTGCGGGAAATCGAGGACAAGGACAAGCCCGAGATCACTCGGCTCACCGAAGAGAACGCGCAGCTCAAGTCGCAGCTTGCTTCCCGCACGTCGGAGACGGCCCGCTACAAGGTCGCCCTCGACAAGAAGCTGACCGCGACCCAAGCGAAGCGGCTCGTCGGCGACACCGAAGAAGAGCTCGCGGCGGACGCGGACGAACTCCTCGCCGATCTGGGTGCGACACCCAAGGCCGACGAGACCAAGTCCGACGACCAGGACAAGAGCCTCCCCGGGAAGCCGGTCGAGGACCTCAAGTCCGGCTCCGGTGTCGAGACCTCCCCCGAGGACACCGACGACGTGAGCGCGATCGGCGCGCGGATGTTCGCCCGCTGAACCACCCCGCACGGCCCGGCCACGGGTCCGACGCGGTCCAACCAACCCGACCTCTAAGGAGGCTCCCGTGGCGAACTCCCTCTACACCCCGACCCAGGCTGCCCGTTCGACCCTCGCGGCCCTCCGCTACCTGAGCGTGCTGCCCCGCACGGTCCGACAGGACTTCTCCGGCGACTTCGTCTCCGGTGGCGGCCAGACCGTGAACGTGAAGGGTCCGGTGACCGTCGGCGCCGCCCGCACCTACACGAAGGCCAACCGGACCGCCCGCGACGCCATCAGCTTCGACGACCTCGGCCAGGTGTCCTACCCGGTCAAGCTCGAAGACCAGGTGTACTCCGCGGTGCGTCTCCCCGACGACTTCGCGACGTTCACGCTGCAGAGCCTCGAACAGCAGGTGCTCGCCCCGCAGGCCCAGTCGGTCTACCAGGGCATCATCAACCCGCTGGTCGCGACCATGCAGGGCGTGTCGCCGGACGACTCGATCCCCGCGGTCGCCGCGGACGGCTCGAACATCCGCGCCGTGCTCATCGGTCTGCGTCGGGTGCTGAACGCCCGCAAGGTCCCGATGGAGAACCGCACCGTCGCCGTCGGCCCCGGCCTGGAGGCCGCGATCCTGTCGGACCCGAACCTGCAGAAGGTCAACGAGTCCGGCTCGGACGGTCTGCTCCGTGAGGCCACGATCGGCAAGCTGTTCGGCTTCACCGTCGTCGCCGACTACAACCTGTCGGACTACTACGGCGTCGCCTACAACGCGGATGCGTTCGCGCTCGTCACCCGTCCCTCGGCCAACCCGGCCGGCGCGGCGAAGTCGGCGACCGTCGCGCAGGACGGCTTCGCGCTCCGGTGGCTGCAGCACTACAACCCGTTGCAGCTCGAAGACCAGTCGGTCGTCGACACGTTCGTGGGTTCGGCGATCCTCGACCCGGAGCGTGCCGTGTCGTTCGCCGCGGCCCTGTCCGGGTCGACCATCGCCATCACCGACGACACGGAGACCATCGCCGCTGGCGAGACGTTCCAGCTCGAGGTGAAGGACTCGGCCGGGACCGTCATCCCGAACCGGCTCATCGCCTGGACCACGTCGAACGCGGCCCGTGCCACCGTCGACGCAGACGGTGTCGTGACCGGCGTCGCGACCGGCACCGCCGCGACGATCACCGCGACGTTCCAGACGAAGACCGACACCGCGTCGATCACGGTCTCCTGATCGTGGACCCGCTCGCGTCGCTTGACGACCTCGCTGCATGGCTGGGACAGCCCGTAGATGGGTTGGATGCGGCGCGGGCGGGTTTGATCCTCGACACGGTCTCTGGCGTGATCCGCGCCGAGGCCGGGATCACCTGGGACGGTCTTCCCGTGCCGCCTCAGGTGGTCGGTGTCGCCGTGTCGGTCGCGGGTCGGGTGTACCGGAACCCGACCGGTGCGAAGCAACAGACGGCCGGCCCGTTCTCTGCGTCGGGTGCTGATGTCGGAGGGATCATCCTCACCGACGACGAGAAGGCTGTGATTCGCTCCGCGGTTGGCAACACCCGTGGCCTGTGGACTCAGTCGATCACCCGCAACGACTGTGCTGCGGACACCGAGTTCGTGCCGACCGTGGGCGGCCCGCCGTTCCCGTGGTATGCGGGGGATGTGCCGTTGTGATCGGTGAGACGGTCACGAAGCTCACCGCGTCGTCGTCGACAGACGCCTACAACAACGTCGTGTTGGACTGGTCGCATCCGACCGAGGTCGACATCCCCGGCGCCGCGTTCGATCCCGGGACGATGTCCGAAGACCTGAACGGCCGCACCGCGGTGATCGTGCATCCAAGCCTGTACCTGCCGCCCGGTCAGACGGTGGCGTCGACGGACCGGGTGCGGGTGCGTGGCCTCGACTACGAGGTTGTCGGTGAGGTTGCCGAGTGGGTGAACCCGTTCACCGGTGACCGTCCGGGCGGAACGTTGAGCCTGAAACGAGTGGAGGGCTAATGGCGAAGCCGCTGATCGTGCTCAACCGAAAGGGCATCGGCGAGATGTTGAAGTCGTCCGGTGTTCGCGCCGACCTCGAACGGCGCGTCCGTGCGATCGCGGCCGTTGCCGGCGAGGGCATGGAACCAGCATCGGACATCGGCAAGACCCGTGCGCGAGCGTCGGTGGTGACGACGACCCTGCAGGCCAAGGCGAACGAGGCCCAACATCGCTCGCTCACCCGAGCCCTGGACGCTGGCCGTGGCTGAAACGCTCCTCGATGGCGACGTCGTCGCCGCTCTGATCGGCGGTCTCGGCGCGCTCATCACCCCACCGGTGTCCGGCAACGTACCAGCGACCCGACCGGACGAGTTCGTGACCGTGAAGTTGCTCGGCGGTTCCGGACGCGCCAACACGGTCACTTCGTGGTCGACGATCACCTACGAGGCTTGGTCCACGACCTATCCGGGTGCGAACACGCTCGCTCAACTGGTCCGGGCTCACATCCTCGCGTTCGGTGCGACGGTGCTCGACACGGTGACGATCTACCGCGTGAACGAGATCGCCGCTCCGGGGAGCCTCCCGGATCCTGATTCGGCGCAGCCGCGCAGTGTCGGGACCGTCGAGGTTTGCACTCGTCTCACGAAGCTCTAGCCGCGCTCCCATTCCAATGGTCGGCCTGTGTGCCGCGCCCATCACAACTAGGAGCGCCTCATGGCCCTCGATTCTGACAACGTCCGCGTTGCGCTGACCGGCGCCGTGTATGTCGCACCGGTCGGCACGACCCTCCCAACCACGATCTCGGCGTCGCTCGACGCGGCGTTCGTGGACCTCGGCTACCTGTCCGACGACGGCGTCGAGATCACCCCCGATCCGAACACGGACGAGATCAAGGCGTGGCAGAACGCCGACGTGGTCCGTCGGATCCTGACCCGCACATGGTCGGCGAAGTTCACGGCGATCGAGTCGAACGAGGCGACCGTCGAGCTGTACTTCGGTTCCACGGTCACCACCGACGGCTCCGGGTCGTCGATGACCGTCGGCGCGCCGGACGCCGACAAGCGGGCGTTCGTGATCGACTGCGTCGACGGCGACCAGCTGATCCGATACGTCGTTCCGGTCGGCGGCCTGTCCGACATGGATCCGGTGTCACACAAGAACGCCGACCCGGTCGCCTACGGCATGACCGTCGGCATCTACCGGATCGACGACGTCGACTTCCACCGGTATTCGTCGCCGCTGTCCTGAGTCGTGGTCCGGTCGGTTTGCTGCGCGGCGGCCGACCGGACCTCTTTCATTTCCTGCCGCGCATCGAACAAGGAGCCGCGCTATGGCCGCAGAGAACCCCCGTCCCGCTGACGAGTTGCCGGGCATGAAGATCTTCGAGATGGACGACTGGGTCGCGAAGCAGCACGAACGTCGTGTCGGTCTCCGTGACCTGGCCGGGAACGTTCACGTGATCGACCCGCCCGAGCTGTGGCCGGACGGTCTCACCCATGCCGCGACGGTCGGCGACATGGAGACGTGCGGGCACATGATCCTCGGCGACGGCTACGAGAAGTGGACCGAGTCGGGCCTGTCAACCGCGGCGCTCATGGCCCGTCTTGAGCAGGTGTTCGAGATGCCCGTGGGGGAATCTGCCGCCTCGTCGAGCTGCTCGACCAGCACGGCGAGGCGATCGAGTTCGACCTGTTGACCCTCGGGTTGGACCTGTCCGACGTGGGCACGCCACGGCTGTCGTGGCGGCGGTTCCGCAACATCATGGGTCGTCTGCCGCGCACGTCTGAGACGTCGCGGGAGATTCACGGTGAGGTTGTCGATTGGGGCATCACTGAGACGTTGTTGAACGCGTTGCTGTACGTGACTCAGGCGGCGCACTACGGCGGCAAGGGTCCGAAGCCCGAGATGATCCCGATCCCACGATCGAGGGTTGCACGGGCGATCGCTCCGCGGGTGTCGCGGGAGCGGATGAAGCACGAGTTGGCGAAGTGGCGCGCCGGTGAGGTGCCGAACTTCAACTGATCGGGAGGTGACACATGGCGACCGAGCTCGCAACCGGCTATGTGTCCATCGTCCCCTCGGCGCGTGGGTTCGCGTCGGCGCTGTCCAAGCAGCTCGCTCCGCTGGACGCGATCGCGGCGAAGTCGGGTGACACGGCCGGAGCGTCGTTCGGTGGCCGGTTGTCGAAGTCGATCGGCACCGCGGGGGATCGGATCGTTCGTTCGCTGGGGTCGAAGATCGCCGGGCTGGCGAAGGCCGGTGGTGTGGGTGTTGCACTGTTCGCCGGGTCGGCACTGAAGCTCGGCTATGACCGGCTGACCACGATCGAGAACTCGACGGCGCAGTTGACGAACCAGTTGGGTTCGGCGTCGAAGGCCGCGAAGTTCACGAAGGCGATTCTGGACACGGTCACCGGGACGCCGTTCAACCTGGACCAGTTCCTCCAGGCGGGTTCGTCGCTGGTGTCGATGGGCGCGGATGCGCAGAAGGTTCCCGGCTATCTGACGGCGATAGGCAACGTCGCCGCGACGAAGGGTTCGCAGGCGAACGAGTTCGCTGACCGGTTGTCGACCTCGTTCGGTCAGGCGACCACGTTGGGCAAGTTGACCGGCGACACGTTGTTCCAGATGGCCGAGGCTGGCGTTCCGGCGTTGAAGATCCTCGCGAACCACTTCGGTGTGTCGACGGTCGAGATGCAGAAGATGGTGTCGAAGGGTCTCGTCCCGGCGGGTGAGGGCCTGGACATCATCACGAAGGGCATCGGCACCGGCACGAACGGGGTTGCGGGCCGCACGGCGAAGTTCTCCGGGAACATGGAGAAGCTGCGTAAGACGACGACTGGCGCGGCGGGCGGGTTCAAGTCGGCGATGGCCCGGATCGGTGCCGCGATCTTGAAGCCGGCTCTGCCTGTGTTCGCGCAGGCTGCAACGAAGGCTGCGGACGCCCTTGACTGGGTTGGGAAGCGGATCCCGGCGGCGTTCGATCGGATACGAGCGAAGTTCACTGAGCTGGTTGACCGGCTGCGCAAGTCGGGCACGTTGGACAAGATCCAGCGGGCGTTCGTGACGATCCGTGACGCGGTCGTGAAGGCCGCTCTCGGGTTCGTGCAGATCTCGAAGCGGGTGGGCGAGTTCATCTCGAAGAACCCGGGTCCGGCGCTGGCGGCACTGGCGGTGATCGTCGGCGGTGTCGTGGTTGCGGCTGTGTGGTCGCTGGTGACCGCTGTCGCGGCGTTGCTGTCCCCGTTCGTGCTGATCGTCGGCGCGATCGCGCTGGTCGCCGCAGGGTTTGTGTACGCCTACCAGAAGGTCGGTTGGTTCCACGATCTCGTGAACGCCGTGGCGCAGTTCGTGACCGGCACGTTGGTTCCGGCGTTCCAGGTGCTGTGGGGGTTCGTGCAGCGTGACCTCGTGCCGGTCCTTTCGTGGCTTGCCGAGCACGTGATCGTCGGGCTCGTCAACATGCTTCGTGTCGCGGCCAGTTTCATCACGGGCACGGTGATTCCGACCTTGGCGATGATTGTCAAGGGTGCGGTGAACATGGCGACAGGTGTCGCAAATGCGGCAGGTGCGGTGGTGTCGTTCATCACGAGCATTCCCGGCCGGATCGCCCACACGGTCGCGACGATGTGGGACGGGTTGAAGTCCGGTGCGTCTGCCGCGAAGAACTGGGTCGAGGCGCGGATCAACGACCTGGTCGGGTTCGTGACGTCGTTGCCGAGCCGGGTTTCGTCGGCGGTTTCGGGCGCATGGGATGGGATCAAGAACGGGTTCAAGTCGGTGTTGAACTGGATCATCGACAAGTGGAATGCGTTCCATCTTCCGTCGGTGCATGTGCCGGGCACGGATATCAACATCGGCGGGATGGGCTTGCCGCACATTGACCGGGTGATGCACTCGGGCGGTTACGTCGACGGTCCCGCGTCGTATGAGCCCATCGTGAAGTTGCAGGGTGGCGAGTTGGTGTTGAACCGTGACCAGGTCAAGGCGATGCGCGGGAGCGTGTCGGCGCCGTCCCGGTCGGGGGTGACGTTCGGTCCCACCTATGTGACCTCACCGACGGACGTGGACGCCCTGTTCCAGCGGGCCGGTTGGGCACTCGCACGAGGGGATATCTGATGCTCGTGCTCACCTGTGAGGGACTCGACGACCTCGACCTCGAGGACCCGGACTCGGGGATCCTCTGTGACAACTACGACATGGGCTGGCCGGCGGTGCTTGAGGCGATGACTTCGAGTCCCGGTCAGGATGGCGAGGACGATTCGACCGAACATTTCGGCGCCCGCTCGGTCGCCCTGTCGTTGCAGATCATGGACGGCACGATCGGTCAACGGGCCGATGTGTTGAAGCGCCTGACCCCGTTCATGCACCCGAAGCGTCGTCCGGTGCTGCGCTACATCGACGACAAGGGCGGCGCGAACTTGGGCGTCCGCGAGGTGACGTTGTCGCCGCGGCAACTGTCGGCTCCGCGGGCCGGTGAGGTCATCTCGGAGGTACAGGCCCAGTTTGTCGCGCCGTCCGGGGTCGCGTATGACACGTCGCCGGTGGAGTTCGCGTTGTCGCCCCTGTCGGCCCCGGCCGGTGGGATTGGTTTCCCGTTGGGTTTCTCGATCGGCTGGCCGGCGTCGGTTTCGTCGGTGCCGTTCACGGTCCCGGTGTGGGGCGACGCCTCGCCTCGGGTGACCGCGTTGGTCTACGGGCCTTGCACTGTCCCGAAGTTGACTGCCACGCAGAACGGTGAGACGTGGACGGTGCTCGAAGCCTTGACCGGGGTGACGATCAACGCCGGTGACTTCCTCGCGATCGACATACAGCAGCACACCGTGCTCTTGAACGGCTCGGTGGGGGCGTCGCGGTTTGAGTGGATCAACCACGCCACGTCGACGTGGCGGCTCCCGATGCCTGGCTTGGTGACGCTCGCGTTCACGTGCGCGACGTCGTCGGCCCCTTGCCAGCTTGCCGTGTCGGCCCGCGGTTCCTACTTCCTGTGAGGTTCTTGTGACGATCTCCCCTCCGTTGTGGATGCAGAACGCCGGGACGGTGTACACGGCGCAGATGTGGCGTCAGCACCTGACCGCGTCGATGGGTCAGGGCGTGATCGGGGATGTCGACTGGAAGGTCTCCCAGCACGCCGCGGGCGCGAACATGCAGGTGGACATCGACGCCGGGTCGGGCGCGGTCGTGGGCACCGAAGCGGCCGGGCAGGGCGTCTACCTGGTGACCTCCGATGCGGTCGAGTCGGTCACGCTCGACTCCTCCCCGCCGTCGGGGCAGTCGCGCATCGACCTGGTGATCGCAAGAGTCAGGGATTCGTCGGTCACGGGTTCCGACGACGACATGATCTTCGACAAGGTCACCGGCACCCCGTCGTCCGGCACCCCGGTGGTTCCGACGCCACCAGCCTCGTCGATGGTTCTCGCCCAGGTGACCGTGGCCGGGCTGGCCTCGTCGATCGTCAACGCGAACATCACCGACAAGCGTCTCGTGGCACCTCAAGGTACGCAACCGCTCGGCGTTCTCCCCCCCATGGGCACGCCTGGACAGATCGTCGGGCTGACCAACGGCACCTCATGGATCGCGCTCTCCAGCGGGGCGTGGGTGCCACTTAGCACCACCGTGAGTGCCAACAGTGCGACCCCGTCCAACGTCAACTTCGGTGGCGGCACCTGGCAGTCGTGGTTCGGTGGCGACGTAACGATTTCCGACCCCGGCTACGGGATCATGCTCACCGGCGAGGCCCAGTTCTACGTGCGCGGCGGAACCGGAGCGGCCGTACTCCAAACCCGACTCGGTCTTTCTGCCAACAACGGCACGACTTGGTCTTACTGCCCGGTCCAGTGGGTCGCCTCGGCCGGAACCCTCGACTTCAAACCGGTGCATCTGAGATGGGACGTGTTTCCGCTCTCGGGGGCGTACAAGATGCGAGTGGAAGGCAACTGCGGCAGCGCAGGCGGCATGTCCTGTGACGGCGCCTACTTCACCCTGACCACCACCGCGACCTGACGTGTGGACCTGGCAGGGAGTCACCGCGGCGGGAACCCCGGTCTGTGACCTGTTCGACGCGACCGGCCGCAGCATCACCATCCCCCTCACGGGCGCGCCCACCGCACAATGGACCACGAAAGGCGACTCAGCGTCCGCGCTGCGGCTCTCCGAGCTCACCCACGACCTCGTCGCCTACCGGGACGGCACCAAACTGTTCCGTGGCCGTCTCGGCGCCGCACAGGACAGCCTCGACGCGGGCGGCCATCAGGTGTCATGGAACGCTGTCGGCTACGAGGGCGTGGTGGGCCGCCGGGTCGTGTGGTCGGGTTCGACAGCGTCGTGGACCGCAACCGACCAGGCGCTGATCGTCAAGGACCTCATCGACGACACCCAAGCGCTACCCGACGGTGACCTCGGCATCGACACGTCGGCGCTGACCGCGACCGGCATCACCCGTGATTACACCGTCGACCTCGGCAAGGACCTCGGCTCCACGATCGACGCGCTCGCCCAGATGATCAACGGGTTCGACTGGTGGATCGACCCGGACCTCGTCGCACACATCGCATCCCCTCGCGGCACGACCCTCTCATGGTCCGCGGTGTGGGGCGTCAACATCGACCAGGTCACCCGCACCACCGACCCGACCGCCTACGCGTCCGATGAGCTGGGCATCGGCGGCACCGGCACCACCCCGCACACCGAGGCCCGCACACCACGCGACTTCGGCCGCTGGGAGAAAGCAACCTCCTGGTCTGACGTCACGATTCAATCGACCCTCAACGCCCATGTGGCCGGTGACCTGCTCCTCGACGACTGGTTCCCGTCCTACGAGCTGGTCGTGTCGCCCGGCAAGTGGGACCCGTCGATCGCGTGGCTCGGCGACACGATCGGACTCGTCATCAAGTCCGGTCGCCTCGACGTCGCCACCACGGGCCGGATCGTCCAGGTGAAGTTCGACATCGGCGACAACGGCCTCGAAACCACCACGCTCACCCTCGATCGCGTCATCCCCGACCTGACCAAGCGTCTCGGTGCGCTCGGTGGCCGGGTCGGGAACCTCGAACGCCGCTAGGAGGCTCATCATGCGTACTCCGATCACGTCGGCTTGCCGCGCCCTCGCCGCGCTGTGGCACCGTCTCGACAACGAACCACTGGTCCGC